ATTCTGTGTACTTCTCCACCAACCCATGGATCAACCCATGCACCGCACTTCGAGTCGGCGAAAACCCATAATCCCGTGACTCTCCGTATTTTTGCAACCCCGTTTGTGCACCCATGAGGGTTGTGGTGCTTGAAGCCAACGCTTTTGCAGCTTCCTTCAACCCAACCCGCGCCGCAAGAAAGGGAGCACCAACTGCACTTGCCGCCAGGGACGGCAACTGCGTCAGCGCACTCGCTCCTCCTGAGATCAACGCTTCTTGCCCCATTGAAAGATTCAACGGGGTTTGGATATTCCGCTCAGAGGTAACTTCACTCCGAACTCGCTGTGCCTCCTCTACCCAAGAAGGGATCTTAAACACATCTCCCAGCGCGCCTTTTGTCCCAGCGACGGTTTCGACCAACTGTCGGCGCGTTTCAGGCAAGATTTGCCCAGCGGTATCCGCCCAACTCGCCGGCTGGCTAAGTTCTTTAATCTTTTCCAAGGCAACATCATCAGGAACATAGTCCTGAAAATGGTATCTTTGGCCTTCAAACTCGAATACTTTTGCCATGAGAATTTCCTGGGGTTATTAGGCTTTTAATCCCAACTTATTCCAACCCACGCGCCTGCGCGCGTTCACGCAACCAAGCCAGCCGTTCATCCGTGCTTGAGAGTTGACCATACTCCACTCGATCTTCATCCCCCGCACCGGGAATCAGCTTTCGATACTTTCCTGCGATGAGCTTTTTCTTGTCTCCATCGGAAAGGTTAGCATCAGCACCCAGCCTTGATCTTGCACTCATACGAGGAACATCTACTTCAATTCCCCCATCTGCACGTCGACGGGCTATCCTCACAGAAGTTTCCGTTGTTGCGGAGGGAGTAGCTTGTGCAGGAGCCGCTGCTGCTGCGGTTGCTGGCGCAACTCCAGTTCCCGTCAAGTCCACCGGAACTGCTTTTGGTTGCATCAACTCCTGTGCTCGCAATCGGATCTTTTCCGTAGGGGTAGGACCCCAAGGAGAATCCAACTCCTTTTTCGCTTGTGCAAACGCCTCAGCCTGTGTCAGGCCAGGCCGGATATGTCGCATCTTCTTCGCCTGCGGGTCATACTCAAACACCCCATCTGGAGTATTAAGCATTTGCACCTTGGTATTGTCCAACGCAGCAGTTCGATTTCTCTCCGCCTCGCCCGCAGCAGTGTAATACGCTGCATGGGCGGGAGCCACAATGGTCGCTTCCGCCGTAGCCTTTTTCGCTTCCGCCTCGGCTTTTCCTGTTTCCGCCCGGGTCTTTTCCAACTTCGTTTTGTAATCCTCAAGCAACCGCGCCGGGTTCGATTGAAACTCCGCCACAATTGCCTGCGCCTCCTTGATTCGTCCCTCCACCTTCAATTGCTGCACTTCTTCCGTTAGCTTCTTCATTTCCAACGGGAACTTCTGCGCAGCCTGCGCCATCGACATTTCTGCTTGGCGCGTTTGAGTATCTTGGGCTCCAATCGTGGACGCTAGCTGAGCATTCTGAACCGCCTGTTGCCGCGCCCTTTCCTGCGACGCATTAACAGTATCCACCCCCGCACCCAACGCATTCCCGATATTCCCGGCCACACTTTGCCCTTGCATCCTGGGCTGGAGGAGGGCTTGTGCGATCTTGAACTTTGCCGTTACCATATCCTCCGGAGAGGCTTGTGGTGTTCCCAGCGCCTTTGCCAACAACTGTGAGAGCATTTCCCTCGGAATCAACGGTTGTTGAGCCTGCAACTCCGGGCTTTGCATCGGTGGCACAACAGGAGGAGGAACCGCAACCGGAGCCGGCATTGTGGGTCCGAGGGGAACGATGGGTTGAGTGTTCATCTCAAAATTGGTTTGATCCGCCATATTGAAACCGGCCATGATTTTCTCCTAACGGTCCGAGAACACTTTGTTTGCCACTGTATCTGCCGCCAACGCCCCGCCAAGTGCGGTTTGCCACCACGGAGTTGTCGGAAGCGGAGTCACCGTACTCCTCCCCCCGCCTCCTGCTGCGTTGGCTGCGTTGGCAAAAGAAAGTGCTGTGTTGATAGGGAACGTTGCATTTGCCGTTGCCGCCCCGACCTGGTTTTGATACGTCTGTTGTGTTGCGTTGGTATTTGCCGTCCACGCATCCAACGCCTCTTTCGCGCGGGTAACGTCGTAATTCTGCCGCATCCCCGCCGCAATGTTCCCCGCCGTTTTTTCCCAATCACTCACGGCAAGTCCCTGCGCAACCCCTTGCCTCGTTCCCCCGAGCGCACCAGCTCCCGCCGAATTCGCGTTAATCTGGGGCAAAACCTGGCGTTGCAATGTTTGCGTTACCGGAGACAGCGCGGCTTCGATTGCCTGTTGAATATACTCAGGCGACATCGTCCCGGTAAAGGGCGTGATCTGGGGAACATCCGGCAAATTAAGATGTGCATTTCCCGCTGCAGTTTGCACTCCTTGCAGTGCATTCTGCATGTACGGAATTGCAGGAGCCCAGGGGGTTTGCGTGGTAGAAATCGGGGCGGGCTGTCCTTGCGTCGCGCCTAAAAGAGCACCAATAATTGCCGGCAAAGCCCCCGCAGACGACCCGGTACCCCCACCTGTACCTCCCGCACCTCCACCAACAGCATTTGCAGCAAACCCGGGCAGAATCTTGCCAATCCCAGGAATTTGTCGAAGAGTATCATACATCGGCCCCAAAGGTCCAAGATCGATTGTGGGTACTCCCGAGGCGCTATTGGCCAAATTCGTGGTCAGACCCGGAGTAGTTACCGGAGTTCGCATTTCAGCGGGGTCGAGTCCCGCTGTCCGCCAAAGCTCATCCAACATACTTTGGGACGGAACGGCACTCGCATTGGTAAATTGTTTCAAAAGTTCTGGATCCAAACCGAAATCGGGACCAATTCCCCCAGGAGCCAGTTTACTCATCCAATCAGTTCCGGAAGGGGTATACATATCGAGTATTTCCATGGATTTCCACTGCTCCGGTGTTAATCCAAAGTTTTCAGCCCAGCTCATCGTATCACCTCCAGACGCGGAAATTGGCATTGTAACATCTGCAAAATTTTTCACCCCCAAATCTGTGGGGAAAACCGGAGTACTTCCGCTTCCACCCGAAAACAGATTTGAGAAGTAATCGGAAAGGTTCGAACCAGTATTCGACACGAAATTGCTCAACCCACCAGCGGCCTCAACAGCGTTTCCAAAGCTGTTAAGACTTGCAAGTCCCCCTCCCATTAAACCCCCGAGAACACTCGTCCCTAAGCCTTCCAGATACGATTCCCCACCAGTCGTTACATCGTGGCTTCCAGTAGTCGGCTCCTCGTTGTAGACGTAGAACTGCTTGCCGCCAATGGTCGCCCGACTCACTCTTCCAGCCTCGAACGGATCTTGGTAATTCGGCGTGTTGTAGGCAATTCCACCGTTGTCATCGTCATGGGGAACGCCGGTCCAACCGGTTATCGGAAGTGGCGTACTCGGCTGGAAGTAGAACTGGTTACTTCCCTGCATGTCGATTTGACTGTATGGCCCGTTATCAGCATTTGGGTCTACAGCGCGAGCGAGTCGTCCATCGGGAAGTCGAAACAAACCATACTGCGCGCCAAATTTCCCACCATTAGGCTTCAAAGCGCCGTTGATCTGCAATTCCGGAAAAAGAGTGTTTGCATTTGCCATGATCTACGCCTGAAGGATTGCGAACATTACATCCATATTAGCCGTGGGTGCGGTGAGTTTTATCACCACACTTCCATCGGCGGGAACGGCGTTTAAAACTCTCCCAGTCGCATCGTTTTGACATGGAAGAGCCAGCACCGTGTCTCTCGCATGAATTCTTGAATTCGTCAAGGTAAAAGTTGCCGTACCAGCACTTACTCGAAATCTTCCATGTGCTGTATTCAACGTAGCGCTCGCCCCCGCAGTCGTATCCGTCCCGTACAGCATTGCTACGGATTGAAACCTTTGTTGCCCTTGCAATACCCCGGCAAGTCGCAACAACTCCGTATACAGCCATCGGGGGAGTTCCTCTGCACTAGTCGGAGGGTTTTCCGGGTGATACATCACACACCCTTGGAAAGAAACTCAAGATCCATGGTATATCCCAAGAGTCGCCAGTTGATGTTTGTAGTCGACTCAAATCGAATTCCAAAAAGCCGACCACTTAAACGGCAATCAATGTGTTTACCCGAGCCAATGGTGAAGGCAACCGGGCTCGACCAGGTCACCGCCCCATCCACCGTATCTTGCGTTCCGAGATAGACATTGATACTTCCACCCGCAGTTCCCGAAATTCGAGGCCAAACCCCCCGTAGAAACTTCTTCGAAAACAGATCGGGAGGGCTCCCTTCCGTCGCCGGAATTCCAATCCCCGTCCTTTCCACGTAGGCCTGCATATTCGTGCCCAAAAACTGGGCGGAATAGTCCACCTTGTACAACCCATTCGGTGAGGGGCATACCAACATAATATCCTTCACCGAAGGCTTGTAAGGAGAATCATCCCACGCAGAAGAGTCCCCATTCCACGTATCCGAATCCCCCGCCCAGCCCGTTACCACTCCCGCGCCGGTTACCCCCGCCGCACCATAGCGAATCGCGGGAAGTTCCCGGACTCCTAAAGTGTCATCATTCCAATTCCACACCAACGCCAGAGTTGCAAACGTTTGCCCCACCGGAACCAAGCAGCACCACACCTCCCGCGCAGCAAAGTTACTCACCACAAAGCTGCGATAGTAATACGTGCTGCTCAACTGCGTTTGCAACCACCTACGCAAACGCTTGTCAATCAAACTCTCCGCTGTTTGCCCGTCATGGCGAATAAAATCATCTCCAGTGAGCACCGCATGGTAGCCCTTTGCCACCGTCGTTGCACATGCTTGCCCGAGAATTCCCACCTCTTGAAAAATGTCCCCGAAGCGGAAAATGTCCGTGCTTCCTGGAACATATTGCATACGGATGACCATATCGTCTTTGTAAATGATATTGTCATCCCGCAGGGGGAGGCAATCCACAATATTGCCCATTGTTTGGGCTAATTCCACTTGACCAGCTTCTTGGGTTGGGTCCGTGTAATCCCAAGTCGCCGGCACCGTTCCAGGATCCGCAAGAGAAGACCACCTCACCAACCTTGGATTTCTCGTGCCGGAAACAGTAACATCCAAAGCCACAAGAAAATACTTATACGGACGGATGATTTTGCAAGTGGTGTTCGCAGGCCAATTCGACAGCTTTTGCAGCTTTTGCGCCAGCGACACCGGAGTCCACATTTGCGGATCATCCACACCATTGTTGATAACGGGGATTCCATTCAGCACTCCCCCGTTCCAATTTCCATCCACCGTCGCCCCATAAGCCCCACCGGCCGCACGTGTGATATCTGCGTGGGTCGACATATCCGTGGCATACACTGCTGTAAGCCCGGCATAGAGCCAAAAGGCACTCGAAGCAGTCCTGGCGGGAAGAGCCCAGTAAGGTGTAATACTCGGAGTAATCGCCGCAGTATGCCCGAGAAACTTCTCCACATACCCATCCCGCATCCGAACATTCTGCGCATCACTCCACGCTTCTGCGGGCATTTCGTGTGGAAGTAAATCCCGGATTACTCCGTATTTTCCGACTTGACTCACACTGTGGATCATTATCGTCCCCCTCCAATTTTCTGTCGAAGGCTCGGAGGCATATCCAACTTCAACCTTGCCCGTTCCTCCGCAGAAAGCGTTAGAATATACGTCTGTTCTTCCAACGCAGATTTCGACGCCGAAACTTCTCGCTTTGTATCCTCAATTTTCTGAACGACCTCCACCACTCGCATTTGAGACATTCGATCGTGCTGTGAAAGCAAATACCAGAAAATCACTGCGAGGCAGATAGCCACAAGAACAATCAAAACCGTAGGTCCCCGAGCGGAAACATCCGCAAAAGAGGTTCTAACGTGTAATTCCTCATTTTGATTTCCTTCCACGAATTTCTCCTAATTAGTGAACCCGTGAAGCTTGAGGATTCGATCCTGGGGTTGGGGGAGGTTGAAAAAGGTTTAACGGCAAATTTGGCATAGGTACTGGAACATGCCGTTCTCGTGTTTGCTTTTCCGGATCAAAAAATGGTTGCGGTTTCCAACCAGGAAGAGGACCCCGCAATGCTTCGACATGGCCTGAGTTTACCGTGGGAGCGATTTGGATTTGTGGTGGGGGTATAGAAACAGCTTCATACCCACGACCGTAGCGTCCCCACTCCTGCCCGCCCACTTCGGAGGAAATGAGTACCAACAAAAGAAGAAGTATCCTCATGACACCCTCGAAGCCCGAAGATTCGACCCACTCAAAACCTTAAGCGCAGTGCCGCTCGAAGTGGACTGAGCCCATTTGAGTTTCGCATTTCCAGCAGTTGCTCCGTTTGCAACTGAAAACTCGATTCGGAGTGATCCAGTAACCGACGCCCAATAGCCTGCAACGTAGTCCACCGTGGTGCTAACACCAACAGTTGAATTGAAAGCGTGAATACCATTCCCATATTGCGAGGCAAGCCAGCTCACCTTTCCGGCCGATCCCGCTGGAGTATCCACCGAGAACTTGATTCCCGTAGTGCTCAAAGCATCACCAACCCACAGTTCGATGCTTCCAACCCACGTTTCATTCGCACCAATTGCAAACTGCAAGTCATCATCATCTTGCAGTGTGGTGCTCGAGGTAACGGATTCATCCGACGCTTTTCGCTTCACCATCATCGGAACAGGCTGCACAAGCGAGTCGATCACAAAGGCATGAAAGCCCGATCCCGTACAAGCCAAAATACATGCCTGGCCGGTAAGAAGCGAAATCGTTGAAACTCCATTGACCAACTCGGCCCCGTTGGGGTCAATTGTCAACGCACCAGTCGTGCCGTTATACACAAAGCACAGAAACTGATTCCCCAACGTCGCCGCGGCCGTAAGAGACAGAGTTGTCGCCGTGCTTGAAAAAGCCAAAAGGGTGGAATTATCCGTTGCGATCGCGGTGTAGTTTGCCGTCTTCGCCTGGACTCGGAAGGCCGCCCCTGCCAACCCCGGGAAACAGTTTTTTAACGCAGCTTTGATGTTCCGAATATGGTCATCACCCTCGCTCTTTGGATCTGTTGCCCCGACAGGATTGGTGGTGACCAGATCATTGATATAGGTAACAGATTCCAGGCCCATGTTAGTCGTCTCCCATGGAGTAGGTTCGATCGGTGTGCAGTTTTGCCTCGTGAACACGGCGCAGTCGATCGCGCGCGAGAAGGACATCGCTGCCAAAGGTGTTTGCCAGTTCCTTGTTTTGCAAATTGTACCCGGCAAGGCGAAAACCTGCGCGGGCGATAACGTAGTCCGCTGCGTGTGTGAACCACAGATTCGTCCCCCCAAGGGTGATTGCAGAATCCGCAAAGAACCCGTACATCTTCAACGAATACGCAGCGTCGGGAAATGGACGGAAGTAAAGCGTATTGAGCACGATATCGTACTTCTCAGGGGGTCCGCTCACGCTATCTTTATAATACGCCTGAATTGCCGAATACCCATCTCGTTCAATTTTCACCCATTGGTCTGGAGTTGTAATAGTCGTATCTTGATACCACAACCCCCCTTCGTCCTTCGGCAAAAGAAACGTAGACGGAAGGGCAACACTTTCAGTATTCGCCGTCGTGGCAAATGCTGTCGTGTAGAATTGTTCCAGAAACCACGGCTTGAACGCTTCCCCTTCCAGCTCCGTTTGTGCCGCCTTCAACTCAGCAAGCGCCAAGGTAGCGAAAGTTGTGTCGGTATTATTCCCGCACCGACCAAGAAGGAGATCTACTGCTTCCTGTCCTGTCATGATCACTCATCCCCGTCATTATCGTACTTCGAGGCCCAGTCCTCGGCACTCACGACTTGAACTTTGTACTTCTTCAAACACACGCTTGCCACCATTTCCTTCGGGTCGTCCCAGCTTTCCCGCTGTTCCACTCCCTGAACAATCCCGGTTACGATGAAATGCACCTGATCTCCCACCGCCAAGCCTCTGACCTCCTCCGCGTTCTTGTGAAAGTCCATATGAAGCGTCGGGACGTACTCAGGCGCAGTTGCGGGAACAGGTTTTGAGGCCATTTTGAACTCCTTTTAGAAAAGTAAATCGTTCGGTATTTTTCCACTTCACATACCGACTCAGGGCTTCCAGACTTTGCTTTTGTCCTTTGTGGTACGTAGCATCCATTGGCGCGGTTCCCAGCTTTGGATGGCGTACTTTGATCCGAAATTCTGGACGATAGTACAAAAGCCCCAAATAGTCCCCCACATCATAAATGATGAGATCCAGGAAATCTTGTGGAAAAAGAGGATGAGCCCAACACCTCATAGCTCTCACAAGATCTCCGCCGATCACCGGATGCGTGCACAGTGTCGGACCATGAACCCCATCATCTGGATAAACCACCAAGTTTGGAACTGCACTCTTCCCCAACTCTGCGAGCATGTCGGGAGTTTCCAGCTCCACATCGTCGCTCAAAAACCCGTAAAAGGGTTCCCTTGGGAAAAGTTCGAAGAGGCGGTTCATCTTTTCCCCGCACCACTCCTCCCTCCCCACATGGATATTCCAATTTTTTGGCAGAGAGAGTTTTAGGTACCTATCCCGGCACGGATCTCCGTCCCAAACCATCAACCACACCGGCTCCTGTCGGTCTTTTTCCGACATCGACTCCACCAACCGCATGAGCTTTTCAGGTCGAGAGTGTGTTGGAAGGCACCACATCTTCCGCCCCCTCTCGCACAATTTCCCCCACGAGGGAATGATTGTATTCCAAATACCCGATGTGTCCCACCTGTAAACTGAGTTCGTGGTCCACCCAGATATCCACCCCCGCCTGCTCCATCGCCTCACACATGGACCAGTCTTCCCCTTGAAAGGTATCCACATCTTCCCGGTAGTTCATGGAAAAGATGTTTGGACCTGTCTTTTGAAACACCGACATTTTTACCAGCATAATCCCACAACCCAGTCTCCACACCTTTTCGTACCTCTGGCTTGTGGTATCGGAATACACGGGCATTCCGTGCGGAGCTTCGTGGGGGAGAGATTGCCTACGTGCAGTCGGGGTTGCCGGGATCTGCTTGGTAACGCAGTTGATCCCAATCACATCCTTATCCGCCTTCAACAACTCGGAGAGAAGGTAGCGCGGAAAGGTGTGGTCGCAATCCAACCACAAAAGATAGTCCGCTCGAAGTTTCCTCGCCTGCAACACGCACTCCCTCCGCTGTTTCGGCAGCAAACTTCCCCGCGCACTTATCGTTTGCATCACCTGGGAATCGTAATCCTTTACTCGGTGAGTCATGAAATGCACCATCATGTTGCAATAGCTGGTTGCAAAATCGGTATACCACATTCCCATATTCGGGATTCCGACCGCAACTCCAAGATGCTTTGCTTTTGAAGACATTTGATTGTCCTGGGGACCCCCGAAGGGGTCGGTTGAGGTTAAACAGCCGCCGAGAAGGGCGTGGCACCAGTACCGGACTGGGAGGTTCTTCCGAAGCACACAAAGATTCCCGGAGCGTAGTCCGTGATCTCGATGTAGTCCCCACGAAGACCGCCCGTTGTGGTACCGTTCAGGGTGATGGTATCCCCTGTGGAACCAGCGATCCAGCCATTGTTGGTTGTGGGAGTACCAACCAACGTTGACTGAATGATCCCTTGGATCACATCATCCGTATTCCCGACTTGGATGATGTCGCTGTTGGAGGTCACCGCAGTTCGTACCCAGAACTTGTACGAGGCGCCACTCCCTGTTGCTCTGGGAAGGGTAACGGTAACTCCCGCCGCCCGATTCAAGCCGATCAACCGGCCCGAATAGTCCTCGGTGAGAGCCAGCGTTGCCGCTGCCGCGTCGTAGGGCTCGAAAGCGATGGAGTCCACTCCCGACACATACGGGCCGGCCCCTCGAAAATCCAATCTTGCACGTCCAGACATTTTGAAACTCCTTGAAAAGGGAAAGGGTTTTGGCGGGGGTTATTGGAGAATTAACCCCCAACCAATCTCAGGGCACCACGAAGTTGGAAAGCCACTTCGACGTCTTCAGATGGCGCGCCTCAAGACCGGCCTCGGTGAACCACTGACCCTTTTGCTCGTCAGCGTCGTTCGCCTGAATGTTGTCTTGCGGCTTCGTGTCCCGGATATAGCGATACACATACGCGCCCGGGTCCATCACGAAGATATCGTTGGTGAACCTCGCATGGGTGTTGAACAGCGGGTGGGTCTTGAGGTACAAATCCCCCTGGGGAAAGATCCAGTGCTGGAGACGCATTCCGAACACGTTCACGAACCCTTCAAAGTTGATGCGGGTGGAACTTGATCCCTTCGCCAACTTGTTCAGCGAATTCAAGGCACCATTTCCGCAAAACGCAATGCGGTCCGTTCCCGCTTCGGTGTTGTAGTCCCAGATCCCGTACACGTCATCGAGGAGGTTCGACTCCGTCGGCGTGGTGGTATACGCCTTGATGCTGCCGGAGTTGTACGTCGCCATCATGTTCAGCACACCCCCCGTGAAGTGCAGGGGTTTGCCCTGGGGACCCGTGGTTTCATAGCGCTTTCCGAAGAAGAACGCCATTTCCAGAGCCACAGAGTGGTCGAACATTTTCCGCTTTTTGTCGTTCTTCAGCGGATCACCCGTTCGGATCTTCTGCTTCAACGCGGTACCCGTAATGCGATACGCCGTCTTGAAGATCTGAGCGTAGTTGTACAGCTTCGAGGGCTGACGGGTGACGGCATTCGGGGACGCAGAACCTTCCTCGAACACGTTCCCGATCTTCGTCAGATTCGCGCTGACGGGGATGGGCGCCGCCGTTGTGCCCGAAGCTGCACGGGCCACGACGACCACCGCTGAACTCGTCACGCTCGAGACCACCACGATCTCATGCGCATACGAAGTCGTCAGTGCCGCTTCGATCAACAGCACGTCCCCAGCAACCAAATCCGATGCCGTGAAAGTGCCCGTCGTCAGAAGCGTCAGCGACGTATCCGTAGTCGCCTGGGCCGTTGCCGCCAGGGTGAAGCGCATGGCATTGAGTTCTTCTTCCCACCACGCAAACTCCGGATCGTCCACACTTTCGGACTTCATCCGGCCTAGCAACGCCGTCAAAGGAGCCTGTCCGTTCGGTTGCCGCCACAGGATGTACTCCCGAAAGTTCTTCGGGCGTTCGTCCGTGGCCCAATCGCCAGAACCTCTCAAACCACCAACAGCTGCCATGATCTATTTCCTTTATCTGTCCTGCAGATCTTCTTCCGCAATAACGGTGAAGATATTGTCCACAGGAGGTTTCGGTACCGGCGCGGGTCCCGAACCCCCAGGAGGGGTATGGGTTCCGACCACCGGTCTTTGGGTGGGAAGATCTGCGGTATGCTGCTTTGTCAACCGCTCCGGAAGTGGAATCCGAAGCGCGACCAAAGCCGCAATACCACCTTCCCGAATGACTTGCTCAGTCGTTGCATTTGGATTTGCCGCTCGAACACCTTGAAGGATTCGTGCAACAGTCGGTCCTTTGTCGTCTCCGACAAGTTCAGGAAATTCTTTGTAAAACTTTGAAACACTTTCCTGAATGACAGTCTGTTGCCGTGTTACTCCTTCGACCATTCGACCAAAGTTTGCTTGCACCCATTGCATCGTGTCTTCCACTACGGACATATGTGCCTTCGCCAGAAGTTTTGGCAAAGTTTTTTCAGGTTCCGCAATGATCGACGTCGCGTCGTCTTCCGACAGCGCATAACGCTGTACGAGCTGATCCTCAAACTGCCTCCGCCGTTCTGCTGCCTGACGCGTCACTTCTTCCGCAGTAGGTGCGGGAGGTGGTGGCGGAGGCGGTGTAACAGGCGCTGGCGTGGGGGTCGGCTCAGGAGCCGGAGTTGGGGATGCCGGCACCGCCGGATCTTTGGCGACTGGAGCAGGTGTGGGAGGTGGCACGGAAGGCGGAGTTTCAGTCGCCGTCGGTTCCACTACCTTCGTAGGGATTTCCGGCGGAGTTTCCAACTCAGCCACTTCACGTTCAACTTCTTCCAACCATGCATCGTCTGAACTGGAAGAACTATCTCCAGCTGATCCACCGGGAGAGGCTTCGTCGTCAGGGCTATAAACCCTATTCTGCATTTTCATTTTCAGTTCCTTCTTGAATGATGGCTTCGGCACCATCAATTAAACTCTGCGGAAGTGAGAGGAAAAGTTCAATCCCACACGCTTCTCCAAAGTCCCATTGCTGCTTTAACATTCCCTCCGTCCCAATCGCAGGGGTTCGGGAATGCTGAGCACGTCGAGCTTCTATCTGCGCCCTTGCCACTTCTTTCAAACTTTTCCATCCGGGAGTTTCAATTAACTCTCGAAACTCCCGAATGGTCATTTTTGCTTCTTCAAACTGTGTTTGTGCCATCACGAACTCCCACGCCGTCTACGGCGCATTAAAAAAACCCAACAAGCTCGAATAAAGTTTCCCCCAAGCTGCACTGCTTGCCCCGATATCTGGATCGTGGCCGCCGTAAGGATAAGGAAATAGTGGAGAACAAAATTCAAAGCCGGAGATACAAAAGAAAGAGATGCCGCACTGAGAATGAAACTCAAACGTCCAGTTAATGAGGCACCAGTAATGGCAAGAGCTGGCGCGGTAAGTTTAGCCGTAGTCTTGTTCTGTACTGCGGTACCTAAAACGTTTAGCGCAGACGCGGTGAGTATCGAACGCAGCTTCGAGGTTGGTGACGCAGTGAGCAGGGAGAACACTGCGTTTGCAAGCGACAGCGTATAACTCCCACCCGCCGCTGCGACCGACCCGATCAAAACGCGTGGTCCGAGAATTCCGGCGAAGGGCTCGGTATAGAGGCGTTTCATCTCTGCCGGCGTGATCGCACGGCTCCAGAGGCGAATATGATCAATCGTGCCATTAAAAGGATTTGCCCCGCTGCGTCGCGCGCCTACCCGAAAGGTTGTGCTGGCCGGTGCTGCGGATACACCCGCGTTTGTAAGCGTGCCCTGATTGGAGACGCCGTCCACATATAGTTGGATGTCTTGCTGTGTGTAATCCGTGGTATTTGCTTTAACGACAGCTACGCAGAAATGCCATTTGCCGTCGGCAACTACCGTAGTTGATGCCCGACCTAAATACTGAGACGACCCATTCTTCGTCCTTGCCCCAAAACACCCCCCATCGCTGCCAGTCATGTTGGTGAGAATACTGAATCCTTCAGTATTAGATGCGGTTTCTGTATCTACCAAGAACTGCAACGCTGTGTTGGTTGTTTTGAACCACGACGCAACTGTGAACGTCGCGCTGGACGAAGACGTAAAGCGGGAATCGTTACCCGCCAATCCAGCCATGTCCACATACGAGCCAGAAACCACGTTTATGCCCGGCCCGAACCGGCCCGCAGACCACTTCGGAGAGCTGGTTAAATCTCCGTGATACTTGCCTTGGCAAAGATCGTATGCCTTCAGACCGTTAGACTCGTTGAACAACCAACACCCGAACATGCCTTTATTGATGGGGTCAGCAGTGTCCACTCCCCAACCGCGTCCTGGCTTTACCGCGCCCCACCGCCGTCGAATAGACTTGTACGCTCCAGGCACAGCAACAGACACAGTCGGCTTGATGCGTTTGAAAGGTACAACGCCGACAAACGGGTCTTTATACAGTTGCCAGATTTCCCTCGCCGTCAATGCCCTGCTCCACATGGAGCAGTTGTCAATCCACCCCTCCATGTAGAAACCGCCGGCGGACTGATCGGTGCCGAAAGCCAGATCGGCGGTGCTTGCTCTCAAGTCGCCCGAGCGGTCTGTTTTGGTCGTGGCATCTTTCACCCCGTCGATATAGACGTCGTATGCGGCCGGGGCGGTGTTTAAATAGGTCGCGACAACGTGGTGCCACCCCGAGTTGACAACGACTGTGTTGCTAATAATCGAGCCGTTGGTGGTGGCGTCAAATGGAATGAACTCAAGCTTTCCAGCATTACCCCCGCCGCCAACAGTGCGTAACTGAAACGACCGCTGGCTTGCTCCGAAGTTATCCCGATCCATTATCTGGTGATAATTGGCCGTACTCGCCCCCGGCAAATTGATCCACGCAGATAGCGTAATCGCCTTGACACTCATCCACGCGGCATACGTCTCCGTAGCTTTCTGTGAGGAGGCGCGCGTGTACTTGACCCCAGGGCCAAACTTGCTCGGCATCCACGTTGGAGCGGCGGAGCTAGAGGCAAAAATCGCACGCCGCTTCTGCACGAGGTTGGAAAAGCTCCTCTCACCAACCTCGTTCATCAGCCAAAGACCAACTCTACCGTTGTTAATAGGGTGACCCCCGGTAAGCATGGACCCACGAGGAGGTTTAGTGCCTCCCCACGGTGTGTTTCGCAAAAACATTAACCGCTCGTCAATTCGCTGGCGATCGCGTAGCAGTCAACGCTCTGCGATGTGTTGCGACACACCGTATAGTTGACGAACATCACTGCCCCGTCAACGAAGTCAACTATCGAGGTCAAGCTGTTGGCTGTCGTGTCGCCGACCCCAATTTGACTCCAGATGTAGTCGTACTCGTTGTTCGCGTTCGCCACACCCTTCCAAACCTGCGGTGCCACGCCGGGGCCAGTGTTCTTGTTCTGAAGGCCGATCTGCACCTGAAGACCGTAGGCCGTGGACAAGTCCACCGCAGTGCCGAGCGTCACCTTGTCGACCGTCCCCGGCGTGCCCGACGGGTTTGCGCCCGGGTCTTGCTTGATGATGTAGTCGAAGGTGTTCGTGGCCACGTTAGAAATGGTGAATACGCCGTTGAACTCTTCCAGCTCAAAGCCTTGGATGAGCACCTTGTCGCTGTTGCTCAGCCCGTGCGAGGTCTTTGTCAGCGTCGCCGTTGTTCCCGAGCGCGTGACCGAGCATCCGGTGAGTTGGGTGAACGCAGCGTTGGCGGTACCGCGCGCGATGATGTTCCGTGCGGTTTTCGTTGCGGTGCTCATATCAACCACTCCCCTGAATCAGACCAGATAGTCCGACGCACGGTCATCTCGTCGACCGGGTCGTCTTGTAGCGCCATGCCTTGCAACGTGCCCGCTTCTTCCGGCGTAAGCACGCTACCTCCCGCCGGCGAAGACAGCACCGCGAGCATCGCCTGGGCGTTCGGGTGCCCGATGTCCAGCCCGTCGGTGGTGAGCAAACGCGCGGCCCACTTGCATTCGGGGCTCACGGCGCCTGCAGCCTCGATCTTGTTAAGCACCACCGCCCCCCGCACGCTGCCTGATACCGGCAGCTCAGCTAGTACCGTTGCTGCCGTGATCCGCCGCGACTTGAGAGCGCGAGGGCGGGCGAGGTTGAGCGCTGCAGTGATTTCCGCGCTGCTGCGACGAGCCAGAAGCTCCGCGGGCAGCGCACGTATTTCATCGATAAGCATGGTTGCTATCTCCCTCCGGTGATAAGTCCGCTCGCGCTGAGCTGTACGGTGAGGTCGCCGGCCACGTTGCCGAAATCTGCACCAGGATCGGCACTATACCCGATCAACTCGTCTGCAGACGAAGCGCCACCCCGTGCGATGTAAAAAACCACTCGCCTTCCGTTCGAGAATCCACTTGCATGTTGTGACCAAGTCGCGGGATCGTCAAAATCGACGGTAACATTTCCCGACCCGTCCATTGACACGACCGGATTCGCGCACGCATTTCCACCCGCAGTGTAGTTTGAACCACTCACCTCGTTGGTCACGTCATCACGGAAGTCGTGCGTGTTTTGGTTTGGGGTGTAGGTCGAAGTAACGATCATCGCCTTCACCGTCAAGGAAGTCAAATTAACTCCCCCACTTCCACCAATTTGTTTCTTCCGAAACACATCGTACAGGTTCAGTGTGGTTGCCATTTTACGCTTCCTCGCCTTCAAGTTTTCGAAGGAGTTCTTCAGCCTCCGCAGAAGTTTTTGGGCCGATCCCGTTTGTCCTTCGGTGGATTTCCTCAAGAATAGAACTCGTGCCATCTCCTGCCGCCACCGCTCGGAGAAGCCGCTTCAATCGCTCCACATTTCGTTCAGCTCGGTCAATAGCACTCGGGTTGAAAAAGATCGGCTGCGGTTGAAGCACCAAATCATCGCTTGGACTTTTTCGACCAAAAAAACGTTTGAGGAAGGCAAACATGTGAACTCTACCTTTTTGCAAAAAGAATAACCGTTACACTCGTTCCACTGCCCCCACTCACCCTCGGGCGAAAGTATCTCACCATTTCGGCAATCCCAAAAAGGCCCGCCAAGGTTTTACTCAACGCCGTACCAAACGGGTCATTGAGAGTGGCGTAAGTGGTAGGAGAGGCTTCATTCGACCCCTCGAAAATCACCGTAGCCCCGCCGAAAGTCCCAAAAACCTGCACGCTTCGATCAGCATGGCCGGGCATCGCCACTGCATCACCGGTTTCTCCCGCTGACAGTGTCCACGTACTCGTTCGAATTTCCGTCGAGTTGGCCGCAGAAAGAGTGCCTTCAGTCGCCGCAGTAGCCATTACCCTGTCCTCCCCACACCCGCAACATTCGCGGAACCGGGCATCTGGTTAAAATCCCGATTTTCTCCACCCACTTTAGGAAGCGGAACAACATTCCCAGCCTGTTGTCCCGCCGCTAGGGCCTGATCAGGCTGTACTTGGATCTTGAACTGTGAAAAGTTCTTCATCCCCGTCAACTGCGCCACATACTGCATAAGCTTCAGCCAATCTGTACGCGTCGCAAGTGGTTCAATCCCCATCATCACCTGCATCATTTCCTTCCACAGATTTGCCATCGCAAACCGGTCCACCGGTAAAGTACCATCCACCGGGATATAGTCGAAATCCCCCGCAATGTCCTCTGGACTCACAAGCATTGCTTCCAACCCCAACATATCCCCCGCAATGCGGAACTTTCGTGGAGTATCATAATGCTGTTGTGTGTTCTTCACCAAATTTCGAGAGAACGGAGCCCATCCCATCGACGAGAAGTGCTCGGTGTTCGTCTTCAACCGATTCACGCCAAAGGTTGAACTCGTGCGCACCTCAGTCGCCGTCTTCCTTCCCCCCTGATTCACCATCCCCATGATGTTTTCAGTTGTCCCCAACACCCGCTGCATCATTTCCATCACCACCTCTGCGTCACGCAGGTGATTCTGGGTAATATCCTGCACGGTGAGTTGGCTATACGCCACTCTCGGATCGGTTCCGTACGCATCAGGTTTGAGTCGAATAATTCGACCCGCCGCCGGGTCGGTGAGGTCCTTCATCACGATCCTGCTCGGGTCCACCACCAACTGGTCATTCATCATCTTCCGCACGTTATACATATGCGAATTGAACAACCAGGTAAGCACCTCGTTTAGAGGATCCACCACCTCGAGCATTCCACGCTTCGTGAGTTCATACCCCTCAATTTCATACTCCAAAGCGTAGTATTCGAATTGTCCGTGATACGCCCCTGACGGCATTGCACAGAGAATCACCGCATCGTTCCCGATTTCAAACACCCACTTTTCTGGGTAGGGAGAACTCCCCAACCCCCAATCCTTCGGAACCAGCTCAACGTACATCACGCCGATTTCCAGGTACGACTTCTTATCATCCTTCGTACCGTCAGTGGAGGTTTGGTAATACAACGTATCCATCTCGGCGGGAAGTACCATTTGAGAGGAACCCGTATCATGGGTTTCCCCACGAGCTGCCCTCAGGTTGTTCTGCATTTCGTCGATATTGAAATAAAACCCATCCTGCTGCCGACACAGAACAGTGTTCCACCCCACTTTCACTTTGTGGCCACAAAACTCACCTTTTTGCAGCAACGAAATAGGTTTTCTCGGGTCAGGAAAGAAGTCCTGGGGACGGATGTTAAACGCTCGATTCCCCTGATACGCAGGAATCTTCATGGTCTGGCGCTTGTACCGGGGTTTTGCAAACGGAAGCGGGATTCCGTAATACGCGGCGGGAACCTCGATGGTTTGGGAGGTATAAACGCTCTCCTCCACCCACCCATTCCCGATAACTCCAAGCCCGTATTTGCCCGTATCCATCAGCCACAGCGAAAGCACCAGAGCCATATCCGAGGCGCTCACCTGATAATTTATCAGCGCCTCCAACCCTTGCTCGGAAGTTTGCGCTTGCCCGTTATTCCCTTGATACTGGAAAATGGGTGATCGGCCCGTCAAAACGCTGGTCCAGTACGTGTGCGCTGTGAGCAGCATCGCGTAGGAGTAGGGAATATCCAGAGTCACGTACTGAGGTTTCCCCGTTTTCCGCAGTTCTTTTCGAACACGATCATTCGTGGAAAGATTAATATACGCCTTTGCCCGTTCTTCTTGTATTTTCCACGCATCATACCGTCGGCTCATCGAGTCATACGACAGCCGAAATCGCCGACGAACCGCCTCAAGCACGGTATCGTGCAGTCGCGTACCATACTTGATCTCAAAGACTTCGGGACGTAACATCAAGGTGCTCCGTATTCAAGTTCGAAGGCGGGAATGTGACTCTCATCCTCTATTCGGTACTCACCCTCGAGCACAGTTTCATCCTGATAGCCTTTATCGTCGGTAATGGCAATCGCAAGCATATCCAACACGTCATCATGCATTTCTACACCGGGCCGGTAGTCGGCAAATTGCTGAATGAACTTTGTATGCGATGAGTGCACAAAGAGGTGCCCATGCGCAGCCTTCTCACGAAGTGCCTGAATAATACGATCCGACTTCCTCCGCTTGTCCTGCACCTGACGAACAAGCACAAACTTCCGTGCGGCCCGCATAGCCTTTTCAATGTACCAAGCCAGGATTCGTTGATAGGAAATCGACTCCACGGCGGCGGTGAGAATCGTGTGTTTGCTGAGGTATGACAGGAACGTATTCGCTGCCGCATCGGGCATTTCCCCTGTTTCCGCCGTGTACTCCACAAGGTATACATCCCGCCCACGGAAACCCACCACACCAATCACTTGATCATCAGCGTTCTTGTTATCGCTACTCGCGGGATCAATCGCAATGCGTTTCCGCATTCCGGGCGGGAGACCGGTCTCGTCCCAGTACCGCAACCACGTTACATCAAAGGCTGCGGTTTCCTTTGCAACAATCCGCACTTCCATTTCCCGCATCCACAACGAGAGTTTGTTCAACCGAATGTGCTCTCGCTTTTCCTCTCGAAGAAACGCTGTCGGGAGCCTTTCGGGCCAAACCGATTCATTGTCCTTATTGAAACAACTCACCTCGACAATGTGCCATTGCGGAGACTTGGAAACGGTTGAGATAAAATCAAACTCATTCAATGGTGTCTGCAATCCCACCATTTTCGCCATTGGATTTTCTGTCGGTGGCGCAAGAGACTTTTGTAGAGCACCGAAGATCAAATCACTTGTTTTTTCTCGCTGCTCAGGAGTCCGCGTGGTCTCTTCATTATCGGGGTCGTCCAGCACAATCAAGTCGGGCCGGTAGTCGTCCAGGTTAATACCACGGATCTGCCCCGTGATACCGAGAGGAAGTACAGTGATTAAATAATCATCAACCCCATGTAAAATTTGCAGAATGTCATCATTCCACAACGGACCGGGCCGGAGGTTGAAGGTTTGTGCCCAGAGGGTATTAAACTCCACCTGCCTCCGAATCCAACGCACGGAATAAAAGGAATGCTTCTGTGCGTTCGACACGAAAAGAATCGTATTCGAAATTCCGTAGGCAATTCTTTTTGAGACAAATGTCCGTAACCGAGTTGTCTTCGCACTGCCGCGAAACATTTTCAACGCCACATACCGATGGGCCGGATTCTCCAACGCCGCCGTAACGGTTTCATGATACGACGGAAAGGGTTGCCGGTAGGTGGCCGGAAAGAACGTTCGGCAGTAGAGTTCATCATCCACTGCTGCCAGTTCAACAATCTCCTCCCGAGAAATCTTATCGTTCATCCCGGGCTCCGAATGTGCACTGCGAATTCCCCTGGCTGTGCGTCCTCCACCCTTGCACGAAGTTTTGGGGTTTGCATCGTGCGTACAGAGGGATCAAACCAATGCACAACCTCCACGGTGCACAGAGTATATCCATGCCCCAAAAAGAGCCTCTCCACGACCGGTTTGTACAGCCGGAAGAGTTGCCACCATGCCAGATCACAATGTTGGTACTTGACCTCAACAATCGTGAGCTTCGACTCAACGGGGCTGAGTATGAGGTTGTCCGGCTGGCACCATCGAATGCGCGAGTCGCCATCGGCGCGGTATCGAATCCACTGGCTCGGGAAACACCGCCCGGCAAACTGCTTCGAGATCCACTCCCTGACCCTGTTCTCGTACCGGACACCCACCCCGCGCTTACCCGTGTATTTAACAGGATGCACAAAGTGTGGAGGAACTTCACTGTGCTCGGCCCAATCACAATTATTGATCGGATGGAAGTCCGGGGGCGGGAGTGGCATTGAGAACTCTTTCCACAGGCGTTGAATGAGCGTTCTGCATCCGCTCACGGGCTCTTGCAAGGAGTGGGGCATCGACAGAGAGGGTATTCACCACTGCACCGGACCCCGCATTGATCACCGTTTTCCCGCCCCCATACCCGAGTGCCTTGAGGGCGGTCTCCGCAGTTTCCTTCAAAAACTCCCGATGGAGCAGTGGGGCATTCGACTCCATAGCCTGTTCCACTGCTTCTCCAAGCCCATCCAACGCGGTGCTGGCAATTGCACGAAGCTTCGTGGGAATATCCAAAAGCACCACTGCATTCGCCCCATTCTGCAACCCTCGATAGTACTCCTGGAAGGCGTTGCTATGGATAACCTGACTAAGCCAGGCTTGTGAGTAGTTGAAATGGCGGGCACAATCCCCCATTTTCCCGCCTGGGTTTTCCAACATCCAGCGGGCAATCGCCTCGTGGGAGAAGTTAAGCTTTGCCACCGCGTTTGATCTACTTTCCATGCCTTTATCATGTATTGAGTGGGGTGGGAAGTAAAGAATAGCGATGACAGGTTCGAACGGGGGTGGGGAAAGTTGGGTAGCCGTTGACAAAAGTGGGCGGGAAGTTAAAATAGGGGTTATGGCAGAAATAATCCCAGGGTTTATTAAAAGTACGTGCGCGGCGGCGTGTGGTCTTTCGAGGGGCGATACCCCCCGCCCCTCGGGGTGGGCTGCCGCCCAGGGTCGGCCTCCTGGACGACAGTAGGACAGGAATGGGATCAGTCCCACGTCTCGCGCGATCCGGCTTGCCGCCCGCCGATCCTGGGAACGTGCCCATAACTTTTTTTATCGCTGGCGCGATAACCTAGTTGACAAGCTATGCGAGGTAGCGCAGAATTCGAATGCCATCATTTGATGGTATACCGATAAGGCTGAATAGATCATGGCAGATAAACATGTAATTTTGCAAGGCTCCAGCTTCACCTATGCTGTTTCGGAAAAGCTCAAAGCAGAGCTTGACCTGGAGAAGGTTTTCGGGTTCTCAAAGCTCGGGGAGCTGGCGCAAAAGGCGATCCTTTTCGCAACAAAAACCATGCTGCGGAATGCAACCGCCGGGCGAATGGATAAGCCCGAGGACGCGCTCAAGGCGGTCAAAACCCGTGTCGAGGCGCTCATGGCCGGGAAATGGCAGGCGCACCGAGAAGGCGGAGAACGGGGCGAAAGCGAACATTCTCAGCTCGCGCGCGCCCTGGCGCTCGTTCAGGGCTGCGAACCGGCCGATGCCGCTGCATTTATCGCGCAGCTGATCAACGAGGCGCTTGAGGAAAACGGGATTGATCCCGATTCCGATTCCGAAACCCTGACCGATGAAGAAAAGGCGAAACAGAAAAAAATCGTTCGCGAAACGAAAAAGGGGATTTCGGAAGATCCGGGAGTCGCGGTTCAGCTCGCGAAGATCCGGGCAGACGAAGCCGCGAAAAAGGCCGCCGAAGCGGTCAAGGCCGCCGAAGGCCAGAAAAGTTCCTTCGCCAAGTAATCGGCGCTCCACGCCGTTTGCCCCGCTTCGGCGGGGTTTTTTTTGCCCCAGACCTGGGTTATTTGCGATGCTCACGCATCGGCCTTCGCGTCAAGCGCGATGACAGGTTCACTCACACTCTCCCATTTTCCCGCCTTTTCTCCCGCTTTTTGCGTTAGTTGCAACCTGTCATCTGCGCGATGACAAGTTCATTTATCCACATTGCGCTACATTGTTCTACTGAGATCATACGAGATCTACTGATGCACATTGTCCTTACCCCCCTCTATATCCCCAACCCTATTGATCCCACCCTTTACCTTTACCCCTGTGCTTTTCTCTATACCCACGTTTTTTTTTTTTTATTTTTTTTTAAGTAAAAGCAGTGGAGAGGAGAAGGCACGTGGATAGGGAATTAAGGAAGGGGATATAGAAGGGGGTCAAGCTAATGTGCCCCTGTAGATATCATATGATCTCAGTAGATCGACGTAGATCAGTGTAGATAAATGTGGACAAATGAATCCCCGCCCCAATTCACCTTGACACGTTCCCGCCTTTCCCCCATAATCTCGGATCAAAGTTCACGTCCCGTTCATCCTCAAAGGAAAACCATATGGGTTATTCTCGTGATCCGCAAAACTACCCCGCCAGTTATTTGGAGTTGATGGAACTCCCGCCCGACTCCTTCCCGCTCAGCCTCCCGTGTGAGAGCCAAAAAGAGGCGCAGAACCTGCGCTTTCGGCTTTATGGTTTCGTCGCTGCGCTGGCACACCAAAAGCACCCTCACGCGCAAATGGGAAAGGCACTTCTCTTCCAAGTGCGCGGGGATTGTGTGGTGGTCGAGCACCGTGACCTCATGCCCGATCCGGTGAAGCGCGCGCTCGAGACGCGGGCAATCGAAATGCCAGTGCAACTCCCCAACACTGAACCGAGCCATCAGAGCACAATTGAAGAGCTGTATGGTGGGAATAAAAGCGGGGGATAAAATTTCTTTAAGCCCCATCATAATCCGCTTGACAAGTGCCTGGCTTTGCCCGATAATATCCTTCGGCTCAATTGAGCCTATTCCCAACCACCTAGGAGTACATCGCGATGGACAAAACGATCGAAGCCCCGCTGGTTTCCTGCATCAAGGACTTTTTCTACGGCGGGAACATCGAGAACCCGGCCCTCATGGGCGAGTATCGCAAGCTCACGCCGGAAGACAAAAAGGAGATCCGCGACGGGTTGATCAAGAACGGTTACAACGTGAAGGCACTGGCGTAAACCCCCGGCGGGGAGCAATCCCCGCCACTTTTCTCTGGAGAGAAAACATGGCAACGAAGGTAGATCCCTGCAATCTCTGTGAAGCCCCAATGCTCCGTGTGAAATACGACGTACGTCTCCGTAGCGGCCCCGATAAAGGTCGATGGGGAAACCTATGCGCGAAGTGCTTTCACATGTCCGACGCCGTTCTCGGGCTCGGAAGCGGCCAGCGCTACGTCCGCAAGAACTCACGGGACCCCTGGATGCAGGCCGAGGGCGGTACGCAAACTGGCAAACTTTTCTAGGAGAATACCATGCCATTTAAAACAGGGCAAGAAAACGTCGCTAGCCAACAAAAGCGTCGAATCGCGGAGTTGGAAGCGGACCTGGTATATGAACGAACCACCAAGCCCATGCTTCGCGACTTCGCAAAAGACCTCGGAGAGGTCATGTTGGTAAAACTGGCCAATACTCCGTACGACCTCTGGCCGGAGTTCGCCAAGAACGCTTTCCAATGGGTCCGCCCAAAGGCGCCGACTGCGGCGTACCTCTACCTCAATAACTTGCCCAAGGCCAAGTCAGAGTAGCAGGGAAAGGGGGAAACCCCTTTCTCGGCTATTTTGCCGAAACCCTGGAGAGGATAATGGCAGCGTTTCAAGATGTAAATGGGTTGAAACAAGACTCCAAAGGGCTCTATAAGACCCTGACGTATCAAGGCCGGGTTGTCGAATGGCGGATCTATCCCGTTCCCCGCGACCAGCCCTTCAGGCTGGACCCTCGTTGCCATGTCTGGCACACCCACCCCCAACTCCGCGCCGAACCATGCGGCCGGGAAGCTTGCGTAGTTTGCAAAAAGGACAAATCATGAGCCCAAAAACCTGGGAAGAATTCCAAAACCTCGCCAATGAAACCACCAACGATTTTCCCCATTGGTCCATCGACGACGAAAGATATGAGTTCCACGAAGAACTCGTGGAGCTGCTCGAAACCGGATCGGTGACCACAACGCTCGGCGAAGATAAGTACGAAATCACGGTGCAAGTGAAAAAGGTCGGAGGAGCTTTGTGATGAAAGCAATTAACGAGAAAGACGTCGTAATCAAGCCCGGCGACGAATTCCAGGGACAAGGCGGGGCGTGGTTCACCCTGCGAGGAATCCTCGCGCGTCCCTACGAAGGAGGCGGAGCCGAGCTCCTCGTGTCCTACCGCGACAATCCCGCCCACGTTTTCTACTCCAACCCCGAACGCTTCGGGCTCAAGATCGTCGACATCTTCTTTCCCAGCGAAGTTGCCCTGGTACCACTTCCCCGAAGGAGAAAAAAATGATAACTCCTGAACAAAAAGAACGCTTCCGACTCTTCGCCCTGCGCCTAGCAGCACAGCGCAAAGAAAAAGAAAAGCTCGCCAAACTCGCGTTGAAGGCCACCACGACAAAGGCGGCCCCGAAAACGCAAATCGAGGCAGCAAACGCAATCGCAAAGGAACTCAAGCGATTGCACGACGAAGCGCGTTGGTACCCCAAACGCCTTTTACTCAGCGGGCAGTGGCAAGACTGTCAATGCTGCGGGCACATAGCTTATGCCACCACCGGCCTGTTCGAGATCCAAGGACATAAAGACGACCGCACCGCGCAAAGGGTGAAGGAAACCACCGGGGCGCGGATGCGGGAGTTGATCGAACAAGGCTTTGAGATCGAACGCTCCATCGAGGGCGTTCAACTTCCCGCCTGTATTGTGTGCCAAGAACCTGGGCCGATCGACACCCTGGTGGAATTCGCCGTGCACCACGCTACCCACTTCAAACCGCAATTGGAGTTGTTCTAATGGACATCAAAACCGAAATTGAGAACTACGTTATAAGAAACGACGAGGTGACGACCGCCCTCATTGCGCGGGTAGGGGTGGAACGTGCAAAGAAAATTCGGTTGATCGCTTCAATGTCGTATTACAACGAATTCTGTGCCAAGGGGCTCAGTAAACTCCTGTTCGAAAGTATTTATACGCAGACTTTCGAACAGATGGTGGATACAGAAAACGAGAAAGAAACCCAGGAGTTTACAGACGACGTAAAAGCATACATCCGCACGCTCCAAAACATCGCGCCCAACCTATGAAACCCTACATCTGCACATGCCCCGCCTACCCCTGGCCACATCGTTCTGGCGGGGGTAGGTGCGAGCGCAGCATCGACGCACGGAGCTATTGCCCGAATTGTGGTGCGAGCAATCGTTCCACAATTTACTCCTTCAAGTGTCTCAATTGCGATCACCCGATCCGCCACTATGTCGTGAAAGAAATCTTAAAACAAGAAGGTTTTTTGTGTTTGGCGGTTACGCACAATCAAGTCTACATCATCGGCCCTCACTTGGAGGTAGGTCAAGACGTTGAAACTGACGACACCAACATATTCTTGATAACCAACAATTCTGAACTGGCACACCAGTTCTTCAACCGGAAAAAGGGTTCATAATGGCTAAGCGTGGGCGGAAGCCCCTCCTAGATCCACCCGTCGACCTCTGGGTTTCCCTCCCGCGAAGCCTCGTGGCTAAAATCGAAATCATTCTCTACGACCCCACCACCGGGAAATCCACCTACGGTTCCCGCTCGCGCCTGTTTCAGCTCTTGCTCAAACAATGGCTCGAAAAAGGCGCTCCCAGCTTGACACGTGAGGGGGAAGAGGGCATTATGCCCGATGAAAATTCAACTGAAGGATCCTCACCATGAGCCAGCCCCTCACCGAAGCGCAAATCGTTGACCTGCGTCGGCGCGTCCTCGCCGGGGAAGACGTCTCCGACGAGGAACTCCTAGCGGGGATAGACGCCATTTCCGCACATAAAAACCAAACGAAGGAAGCGAAGGCCGACAGCGTGGTCGTGAAGAAGATCGACCTCGCAAGCAAGTTCGCTGCGTTCAAACAAAAGAACGCCGGAGAAGTGCCCTCTCCATGACCGCTACCCTCCCAGCGGTCATTCTCTCCGAGGTGCCGTCCCCCCACCTAGGGCACAGGGGGACACCTTTTCTTCTCACGCACGAGGTAACCATGAAACTCGACTGGCTTGAGATTGTCGTTCTTGCAACTGTTCTTCTCATTTCCATCGTCCTCGCACACGCCGCGCTCGCCGTTCCCCCAACTTCGCGGCACATCAATGTCCTTCACATTTCCTGTGCCTCTCCTGCACATGGCAAGCGACTCATCATCGCGGCAAGCGAACGGGAAGAGCCGGTGTGTAAGTATTACACAATAAGGTAGGAGGCAAAGTGAGCGACCAGATCAAACCATTAGGCTATGCCGTACAGATGCAGGATGGCACGTTCGTAGGTTGCTGGCGCGACAAATCCATTGCCGAGCACATCTGTTCCAAGCAACCAGCATCTCACGGCGACAGAGTGGTAGAAATATACAACGTGGACCAGCTTTGTACTATGCTGGCAGAGAATGGAGATTTGACGCGCGAACTCGCGTCAGTGCGCGCCGAGAACGTGGCGCTGCGCAAGGAGAACGACTTCCTCCGCGCCCACTCAGGAACCTCTGCCAAAGCCTGCGTCTACTGTGGTCTTGGCGCGAATGAGCAGGGGAAATGTGCTAGTGGCTTCCCCGGCTGTGATCGCGCAGACGACCAGATGCTTTGCCGGGAGGCTGGTGTGGCGATGGAGCGGGATGAACTTCTCGAAGCGAACGCTGCGCTGCGTCGCGTGCTGATTGAAGTGCGTGCTTGGCGTCGCACTGGAATGGGGTTGGAACCACTTCCCGCTTTAGACGGGACGACGCTGGATAAACGGATAGATGACGCCATCGACGCGGAGAGGAAGCCATGACCCTTCGCAACCCTACCTGTATGGACTGCCGCTTGCGTCCGGCGATCAAAAAGATCGGCCGCCAGTGGCGTTGTGCAACCTGCCTTGCCCGCAAAAATAGCGGGTGGCTAACTAGGAGAAAGTGATGAGAGGGCATTTCTGGGGAAGCCGGCTACCACGAAGCACCAGCATAAACGAGGAGAAAGACATGAAGGAACACGAACTCAAGACCGACCCGCAAGTATTCGACGATGTTGTGAACGGACTCAAGCGGTTCGAGATTCGCAAAGATGATCGCGGCTACGAGGTTGGCGACCTGCTGAAGTTGCGGAGGACGCGCCACACCGGGGCGGAAATGGCCCAAGGCGCACCGCTCGAATACGTGGGGCCTCCGCTCTACGTTTACGTGACGTACATCCTGCGCGGCCCGGTTTACGGCCTTGCGGATGGCTGGACAATCATGACGATCATACCGCGCGACGGACATGCCGGCTAACAAGGAGAAAGTGATGCCCCGCTGGAACCCGAACTACCAACTCGATTACGAGTGCCCCAACTGCAACCACGCCTTCACCATCGAGGTGGAGCCCTTCACGCCTGGGCGCTTCTCTGGTCCGCCCGAACTCTGCTACCCCGACGAAGGCGGCGGCTTCGAACCCGACTTCTGTCCCAAGTGCGAAACCGAGGTCGATCCCGAGTGGGTTCAACGCGAACTGGAGCCACGCCACCGTGAAGACTAAACCATATCTCTACCTCTGGAATCACGACAGCTACTGGGCAACATCCGGCCCTATAACCAAAGACGACCTGAGCGACGTGTATCACGGAGATCTCACCATTATCCGTTGGGCTGATGGTGGTTTTGAATGTATGCACGTTGTTCGCGACGACTTTATTGGATTTGGTCTTGACATAACCTGGGACCCAATCGTATGACCCTTACCGAAGCACTCGCTCGAATTTGTGAAGAGCATGGTGGTATAATAAACGCCGGTCGTGCCTTGAAAATATCGAAGACCACCATGCTTCGCTTTCAGCGTCCCACCTTCTTTCCAGCAGCACGCACATTGCGAAAGCTTGGCCTCGTGGAAGTTTGGCGGGGAGCCCGTTACGAGTTCAGCTCCCGCCCAAGAACCGGTCGGAAACCTTCCGCCGAAGACCTTCTCCACACCACTCTTTGCGAAAAGGAAACACTTTTCCTCGAAAACGAGCGTCTCCGGCAGGAAAACGATACCCTCCGCGTAATGGTCCACAAACTCTCCCCAAGTTGTATCTACTGCAATGCACCTGAAATGGCAAAATGCCCTCACGGGTTTCCCGGTTGTGGTCAAATGGACGACATTCTTTGCGGCGAGTATGCCGCCGTGAAGCACATGTCCCACCGTCTTCGGATGCTTCGACTGCAACTTAAACGTCTAGGAGCTTCTCCATGTTCGATCTCAACGCCCTCATCAACGACACCGTTCCCACTCCAATCCTCGAAAACATCCCCGACCTCTCCACCCATGGAACCTTCCCCCTAGTTTGGGACAACACCATGAGGTCGAGTTTCGTGGACTGCCCTCGGCTTTTCTTTTACCGCTTCGTGCACGGTCTGGTGCCAAACGCGAAAAGCGTTCACCTCGTGGCCGGCGAAGCCTTTGCGAAAGGTATCGAGGTCTTTCGCCGCAACGTGTATGAAAATGGCACCTCAGTCGACCACGCCGTTGCCGAGGGTTTGCGGGAACTCATTCGAGTTTACGGCGACTTCGAATGCCCGCCGGATTCAGCCAAGAACGTTGTTCGCCTCATGGAAGCACTCCGTGACTACTCCATCATCTACTCTCCTACCTTCGAACGCTTCCCGCCCGTTATGTTCGGCGGAAAAGCTGCCGTGGAGTTCAACTTCGCGTGGCCCATCGAGGAAGTGCTGCACCCCGTAACCCAAGAGCCTCTCATCTACTGCGGTCGGTTTGACGCGTTGGTGCAACAGCGCGAGGTCGACGAGCAAATGTGGATTTGTGATGAAAAAACCACCAAAGGCATCGGGCCGAAGTGGGCGAATCAATGGAAACTTCGTTCCCAATTCATGGGCTACGCCTGGGGGAGTCGGAAGTACAACTACCCTGTAGTCGGTGCAGTGGTACGCGGAATCGCGGTGCTAAAGGGGGAAATCAAGCACGCTCAAAGCCTCATCGACCTTCCGTCTTGGAAGATTGAAATGTGGTATGCTCAGCTTGTTCGTGACCTTCAACGCGCGATTCGGTGCTGGGAAGAAAACCACTTCGACTACAACTTCGCCTCGCATTGTTCCTCTTACTCCGGCTGTGCGTATATGAACCTCTGCAACACTCCCCAGCCGGAAAACTGGATTGCAAACGACTTCAAAGTCGAACCCTGGTCTCCGCTTTCTTTCCACGAAACTCTGGAGGAGGTAATTGCGTGAACTACAACCGGTTCTTTTATAAGAACAACGAGCTTCTTGCGATAGACACAATTTCCCAGCCAGAAGAAAATATGCGTTGGGGACTTACCTATCTCTGTCCACTTTGCGGAGAGGTTTGGGGGAGAGTGGTGGTAGAAGCTCAACACCGCTTCCGGCCCCTCGAACGCTATTGTGTGAAACACGAGCCGGAAATTCTCCAGCCCACTCCCGGGTGCCTTTTCGATTTGCACTATCTTTCTAAAGTTCCCCACATCGTTCTCCTGAACGACTTTCTCGACCTGTCGAAGGACTACACACCATGTCAAAAGAGCTTCTCCTTTATGGACTCCGACGCCCCTTTACCGGCCTCGCACTGAAGGAATCCGGCGCGAATACGGACATTACCGTAGAAATTCACGGGGCCTTCTCGGGAGTTTTGCGAGTTTCCACCGCAAACCGTTCCTCCATTCTCCTCGACGCCTTTGCGGACATCGACTCCCCCCACGTTGCAGTGATTGAAAATTCAGGCGTGGAGTGGGTTGAATCCCCCTGGATGCACGACGTGCTGATCGACGGTGATGGGAACCTCCACTACACCAAGGACCTTTCAGAATGACCCCAGAATTCAACCGCAAAGCGCCAAGCGTGCTTCTCCTCGGTGACATTGGTTGCGGCAAAACCCACGCCATTCGCACGTTGCTAAATTGCTGCGAAAAGGTCTTTGTCCTCGCAACCGAATACACCGACGTTCTCGAGGACACCGACCCCCAACGCCTTCACTGGCACTACATCCCGCCCATTGACGTCCCGTGGGATGTGATGATCAACAACGCCAAGATGGTCAACATGATGTCCAATGAAGCGTTGCAAAAATGGACCGACCCAAATCGGTCGAAATACGACGCCTTTATGGAGGTGTTAAAAACCTTCTCCAACTTCAAATGCGACCGAACCGGAAAGGAATTCGGCGATGTGTCAAAATGGCCCACAAACTGGGCGCTGGTCGTTGACTCGCTCTCCGGCCTGTCCTTGCTTGCTAAGCACCTAACCGTTGGCGCAAAACCCATTCTTTCGCAGCCCGACTGGGGTGTTGCGATGGACACCGTGGAATACATCGTCAACAAACTCGTCTTCTCCTGCAACTGTTTCTTCGTGCTTACCGCCCACATTGAAAAGGAACTCAACGAAGTTACCGGGACGACTAACAACATGGTCTCCACCCTGGGCCGGAAACTCCCGCCGAAGATTCCGCGTTACTTCTCCGACGTGATCCATGCCACGCGGGAAGGCACCACCTTTCGTTGGTCCACCGCAACTCCGCTCATGTCTCTAAAGTCCCGCAACCTCCCCATCGGGCAAACCTACGAGCCAAACTTCCAACGCCTCTTTGAACAATGGAAGGCCCGTATACCAAAGGAGAACGTCAATGTTAATAAGTAAATATTTCACCCTTGAGGAACTCACCCGGTCCGACATTGCAGAGAGGGCGTGTATCGACAACACATGCCCAATCATGTACATGGAAAACCTGAAGTTCCTCGCCTCGAAACTCGACATGGTGCGAGATATCCTTCATGAACCCATGTTCATCACCTCGGGCTATCGGTGCCACGCAGTCAACGCCCTAGTCGGCTCTCACCGTACCAGTATGCACACACTCGGTCTCGCCGCTGATTTTGTTTCCCCCACTTTTGCCCCGGCCCACCAAGTCGCAACCTTTCTCGCGGCATACTTCGAGCGGGCTCAGACCAACTTCGACCAGCTCATCTATGAGGGGTCTTGGGTGCATATTTCCTTTCAAGGGGGACCGGGAAGGAAGGAAATTCTCACCGCCGTGTTTTCCCAAACCGAAAAAACCTCTTACCTTCCTGGGATCAGGTTATGAGAAAGCACATGGGCGATGTTTGCGCCTCGATCCCAAACACAAACGCCAAAACCGAACGGAAATACAACTCCGTCCGCATTGGCCGGTGGTTCGACGACGAGGGCCGGATTTCCCTCATTCTCGAAGCAGTGCCACTCCCCCATACCGGGTGGAATGGTTGGATTAACCTTTATGAAAAAGGAGACGGATCTTCACACGCAAAAACGGCTGAACCGAAACAACCCACTCCGTTCAACGACGACGACGAAATACCCTTTTAACCACTAGGAACCATATCCATCATGGAAAACTCCACACCGTTTGACCCAGCTGCTTTCCTGAACACTACCTTCACCGATGCCAATGCCACTCGCGTCATTCCCTGCCCAGCAGGAGAGTACGTGGCACAGGTGAAGGACGTTAAATCCCGCGTCGCCAAGGAGTCGATTATTCTCGATGTTCTCTGGACGATCGACGACGCGGTTGCGAAGGATCGCACTGGCAAGAAAGAAGTGGTCGTGCGGCAATCCCTGTTTCTCGACTTCGAGAACGGGATGCTCTCCTTTTCCGAAGGAAAGAACGTCGCCCTCGGCAAGGTGCGCAAGGCGGTGAACCAAAACATCGCGGGCCAACCCTGGTCCCCGATGATGCTCAAAGGCGGCACCGCCCGAGTTCGTGTCGAGAACAAACCCAGCGAGAAGGACCCCGAGGACGTGTTCGATAACGTCGTCGCCGTTTCCCCGCTGTAAGCCACTCCCGCAGTACCCCCGGTCGGCCGTATCGACCGGGGGTTTTTTAAGGATTAACCCCCATGCCATCTACGATCCACTGGATTCCTCACGACACCGTTATCGTGCGCCAAGACCGGCAACGGAAGTCGATGGATGAAAAGAAACTCAAAGCCTTGATGGATTCGATCAAACACTTTGGATTGATCCACCCCATTGTTGTCGAATCCCTGGAGGAACCCTACCTCCTCGTAGGAGAACGCCGACTTCTTGCAATGCGTAAACTCGAATCGGAGATTCTCTGCGCAAACGAACTCGGGCCCTTAGGCTGTGTGCCAGTTCTCCTTCGCTCGGATGTTGACGATCAGCTCCGACAAGAAATCGAATACACCGAGAACATTGCCCGCGAAGACCTTTCGTGGCAGGATCGGGTTGCGGCAGAAGCACGCCTTCACAAGTTCCGTGTGAAACAAGCGGATACGGTGGGAACGGTTCAAACCTTGACGGATACGGCACGAGAAATTAAAGGAGATAGTTTCAACACCGCCGCTATTACCGACCTCCGCGAAAACGTAATGCTGGAACCCTATTTACAGGATGACGACGTAAAGGGGGCGAAAACTCGGCGGGAAGCGGTGAATATCGTGAAGAAAAAACTCACCGACATTTTTCGCGGGGCCCTCGCCAAACGCATGGATCTTAACCGCGTTAACAAACCCCACCGATTAATTTGCGGGTCGTGCCTCGACTACCTCCCGCTACTTTGCGTTGAACCGACCCGCTACGACGTCATCCTCGTCGACCCCCCCTATGGAATCAACGCGCACAAGATGACCCCAATGTCTCAAAGCGAAAGCGGGATGATGCACGAGTATGAAGATTCTCCCGAAAGTGCAAAGAAAATTTGGGAGTGCATTGCCAATTTCGGTGCTCAAGTCTGCAAGCCCGAAGCCCACCTTTACATGTTCCTCGACTTTCGCCACTGGGAAACGGTCAAGTTAATCCTCACCTACGCAGGTTGGGTTGTTTGGCCAACTCCGATAATTTGGCACAAACCCACTGGCGGAATGCTTGGTGACTCCACCCGCGGTCCGAGAAAATCCTACGAAATGATCATCTACGCCACTCGGGGGGATAAGCGGGTGAAGGGAGTTTATTTCGACACCATCATCGCCAACCCCGCCGATGCGTCACTCCACGCCGCGGCCAAGCCCGTTGAGGTGCTCGAAAACCTTCTCCGCCGTTCCTGCAATCCTGGCGATCGCGTTCTTGACCCTTGCTGCGGAAGCGGTCCCATCTTCGACGCAGCCGACCGGCTTTCCCTCATCGCCACCGGAATTGAAATTTCCGAACGCCACCATGCAACAGCTTTAACAAGGATTGCGCGATGAACCTCGGTGGAAAAGGACCAAGCAGCGCAAGAATCGTTATCGTCGGCGAGGCGTATGGCGCCACGGAGGACGAAGAAAAAGCCCCCTTTGTGGGGGAAAGCGGGAAGGAACTCACCCGTATGCTCACCGATGCGGGGATTGACAGAAATGAGTGCTATCTCACCAACGTTATAAACCTCCGCCCACCCGATAATGACCTCACCAACTGGCTGAGTGAAAAAAAGAAACACATAAAGGAAAGGGACCTTTACCTCACTCGCCATGGATTGAATTTCAACGACAAGATCCAGCTCGGTCTAACCCAACTTTTCCACGACCTTTCTCAGATCCGACCAAACGTTGTCATCGCTCTCGGCAACGCACCTCTTTGGGCATTGACTGGACACTGGGGGATAACCTCCTGGCGCAACTCCACACTCCAAGGTGTTGACGAATTTGCCCCCTTTAAAGTTGTCCCCACCTTTCACCCCGCCGGAATTCTCCGTCAATGGGAAAATCGCTTCTTCGCGGTTCATGACCTCCGCCACGCCCGTCTCGAATCCCTCTACCCCGAGGTTCGCTACCCGCCCTACTCATTCCACATCCGGCCCTCTTTTGAAAAAACTTGTGAGGTGCTTCAATCTCTGATAACCAAACTCGACTCCGGCGTCCACCTCCGCGTGGCCGAAGACCTTGAAACTCGTTGGAGTTTAATTGCCTGTTGCGGCATTGCCTGGTCAAACTACGATGCCATTTGCATCCCTTTTCTCAGCGTGCAAACAGGAGAAAGATACTTCCAACGCGAGCAGGAACTCATCGTTATCAAACTCCTCCGCCGGCTCTTAACCCATCCAAACGTCGAAGTGGTGGGGCAAAACTTTACCTACGACGAACAATACAACGCTCGATATTGGGGGTTCAAGTGCAACACATATATGGACACCATGATTGCCCATCACCTGTGTTGGCCGGGAACTCCAAAGGGGTTGGACCACCTTTCCTCTCTTTATTGTCGTTTCCACCAATACTGGAAAGACGAAGGAAAAGAATTCGACCCTCGGAACGATCCTGAGGAACAATGGTGGGGATATAACTGCAAAGACGCGGTGGTCACCTACGAATGTTCCTACGCCCTCGACGCGGTGATTCGTTCTATGAACCTCACCAAACCTTTCCAATTCCAAAAGCGCGTTTACAACGCTGTCTTCGACATGATGCTGCGAGGAGTCGACGTTGACCTCCCCCTGCGAAACAAAATGGCTTTGGAACTATTAGAAGCGATCAACGTTCGAGAAAGCACGGTGAATAGACTTAGCGGAGGTTTAAACGTTCGCTCCCCGCAACAACTCCAAGAGTTCTTTTACCACCGGCTAAACCTCCCCGTGCAGTTCAACCCAAAAACAAAGCGGCCAACTACCGACGAAGACGCGTTAAAGGAACTCGCAAAAGTTGAACCGTTGGTGCAAAAGTTGTGCTATGCCATTATCGAATCCCGCACAATCGGCGCCGGCCTGAACGTACTTAAACGCCCGCTAGGAAACGACAATCGCCTGCGTTGTTCCTATAACATTTCCGGAACAGAAACCTTCCGCTTTTCCTCCAAGGAAGACGCGTTTGACTCCGGAACAAACCTGCAAAACCTAACCTCGGGGGGTCCGAGCGAGTTTACCGGCTACCCACTCCCGAACATGCGGAACCTCATTGTTCCCCCGCCAGGGTATGTCATTGTCGACGTTGACCTTGACCGGGCCGATTTGCAAGTGGTAGTTTGGGAGGCCGAGGATGAACCATTAAAAGAAGCCCTTCGAGCTGGCGTGGATATGCACCTTTACAACGCTCGGGACATTTTCAACTTAAAAAACCTTCCCGATGATGAACTGATCGAAACACATCCTGCCTGTCGAGAACACAAACTACGCTTTGCACTGCAACGTCAATATGCAAAAAACGGAGTTCACGCTACTGACTACGGTGCATACTCTCGCACCCTTGCGCGGACCCTGGGCATTACCGTCCACGCCGCAGACCAATTTCGCACTCGCTGGTTCGCCGTGCACCCTGGAATTAAAAAGTGGCATGAAAGAACCCAACTTCAACTCAGCACCAACCGAACCATCACCAATCGTTTCGGCTTCCACCGCATCTTCCTCGACCGTATTTCCTCCATCCTTCCCGAAGCACTTGCTTGGCTCCCGCAATCCACCGTTGCCCTCGTGATCAACGAAATTCTTATTCGTATCCACGAACGCGCCAAGCACATTTTCCCTCTCCTTCAAGTCCACGACTCCCTTACCCTTGCCGTTCCACAACCCGACCCCCTTACCATCCTTGCAAACATTTATCCGCTTTTCTGCGTAACCATCCCTTACGACGACCCACTGACAATTCCTGTCAGCTTCAAACAAAGCCCAAAATCTTGGGGTTTAGTAAAAGGGGTTTCAATTGCGTTACCACAAGGATTGGTTAAAAGCGTTCATTGAATATGCAGAAATCGGAGAGGCACCTATCACCCTTTACTTCTGGACCGGCGTTGCTACCATCGCCGGAGCCCTCCGACGTCATGTTTGGATCGACCAAACTATATTTCAATGGGTCCCAAATTTCTACATCATCATTGTTGCCCCGCCAGGAATTATATCTAAGACAACCACAATCGACGTAGGCATTAACCTCCTCCGCGCCGTTCCCCGCATCCACTTCGGGCCTCAAGTCATCACCTGGCAAAAACTTGCCGAGAAGATGGCGAAGTCGCTTGAAATGTTTCGCGTTGACGACTCGGATTTGCTTTATCCCATGTCTGCCATCACCGTCGCGTCGGGAGAATTGGGCAACTTTTTAAACCCAAAAGATAGCGACATGATAAACACCCTCATATCGCTTTGGGACGGGCGCAAAGGGGTGTTTGATAAGGAAACGAAAACGCAAGGGGACGACACCATCGAGAACCCCTTTATCAACATGATCGGGTGCACCACCCCGTCTTGGATCGAAGATAACTTTTCCGAGTCGATGATTGGGGGCGGGTTTACCTCGCGCTGTATCTTTCTCCACGCAGATAAAAAACGCAACCTAAGTGCCTATCCTTCCCGTAAGCGCCCCGCCGGGTATGAGGAGCTACAAACCCGGCTCATTCACGATCTCACCCATATAGCGGAAAAACTCGTTGGGGAGTACAAACTCACCGAAGACGCTTATGCCTGGGGGGAACAATGGTACGCTGACCACTACGCTAAGCTTCCAACTCACATGGACAGTGATCGTATGGGCGGGTATTTGGCCCGGAAGCAAACCCATATCCACAAACTCGCCATGGTGCTTGCCGCGAGTGAGGGGGATGAACTTGTTATTCCCCTTGAAATACTGCAAAAGGCGGAAAAGCTCGTAAGTTCCCTCGAAGCCGACATGCCAAAGGTTTTTGAACGAATCGGCTCCTCACAACAATCCCTCGGCGCTACCCGCCTTGTAAGCGCAGTTCGCGCTGTGGGGGTTGTTACCGACACCGAACTTTACAAACACCTTTTCCGTACCATGTCCTACGAGGACTATTGCAAGGCCAAGCAGAGTGCCCTCGCTGCCGGCCACATTATCCAAACCCAGGAGGGAAACCAAATCCTTATCAAGGTGAAACATGGAAATTAGAGAGCCGACAATTGGGGAGTTGGAGAGTATCGAATCCTTTCTCCGACTCGACTACGCTGCTTCGGGGTTCACCCCCAAGCGAGTTTCAAGAGCTCGAGACGAGCAAGAGGCAAAAAAAGCTTGGAGAAACGAAGCTTTACGCTTTTATTACCTCGTGCTTCGAAAGCACCTCAACCCACATCATAAGATCATCACCCTCGAAGATCTCAACTCGATGCCCCGACAATACATGCAAGGAGTGGACGATGTATAACCTTATCCGCCCAATCATACGCAGCATGGGATTTTGCTGCACCTATGCCTTTATTCGCGCCGTTCGCGGAAGATCTCATGGCACAGTTTCCCGCAAAATCGGGCTTTCACCCACCACCATACGCCTTTATCGTTACGACGTGCGCGATGGTAGGTGTGTTTGCCCACAGCTCAAAAATTGTGCGTTAAAGGCTTATGAAGAAATTCCCCGCGTTGACCTGAACTCACTCGGCAAAGGTGGATCCGACCCTTTCGTATAGGGGCCGGTACCTGCGAGTTGCCGCCATTCCCGTCTCCACTGCCTTCTCGGTTCTTTTCCGCGCATTCAGGCTTGCACGAATATCCTGCGGAGTTATCTTCAACTGCCGGTCAGGAACATCCAAATTGTACTTCGCAATTGCCTCTCGACTGTCTGCGATAGCATCAGTGTCTTTTGCTTCTATTGCTTCAAACAACATTGCCATCAAATTCGTTCGTCGAAGCACATAGTATTGTGCAGCTTGTTGTTGGAAATAATTCCTTTCCTGCGCTTCGGTTTTTGAAGTCGGCGCGAACCCCATTGCCTGACCCAAAAGCTCCACTCCTGTTACCTCATCCACCAGCGTCTTCCCCGTCCCGCTCTGCCACTCACCATGTTGCATAGCATTCGCTGTGCGTTCCAAATTTCGAAAGAAGGGTGGAAGAGCCTTATCAAGCCGGAGTAGCATGTTGGGGTTATCACTCGTGAGAGCCTGCATGATACCGAGTGAGAGTGAGAAGAAGGGCCCACCAATCTCCCCGGCTGCTTGCGCCAACCTCTGATCGAAAGATCCTTGACCGAAGATTGCGTCTGTTCCCGGGATTATCCGGCCAAGACTCATACTCGCGCTCACATCCCACCCTAAACCAAACATTGAGTGGGAAACTCCATGCATCACATAGTCGGGGTTCACCCCCACACCTTGTGCAAACTCCCGCGCACTTCGCCGGAGATCTGTTTCTCCCAAAAATTTTCTTCCGAGCCAGTTGAGCACATCAATAACATTCTCAACTCCCGGAAGTCCTTGCATCCCCGCCAGGAATGCAAGGATCAACCACGACCGCAACCAACCCTTATCACCACCAAGCATGAAGAAGGCCATGTGTTGCACGAAGGAGTAGAATATCAAAAAGACACTCTTCTTTCCCCAGAGAAACGGAGCCCGATTCCATGGAGCATATTCGTTTTGTGTGAAGTCCACAGCATCACGGGCAATTTGATACGCACTCCCATCACCCTTCTTTCCGCTTAAAATCCCCTCACTTTCTTGTGCTCGGGCAATACGGTACATCGCAAGCATAGTAACTTGCCGGTTAAATCCCTCCGCGACTCGAAACGGCAACATTCCCCAATGCATCGTTTTCCACAAGGCTTTTCTCGTCGTATCCCGCAGCCCAGAGTCTTTCATCATGGAAAATGTTGGGAGCAACCTTTCAATAGCATTGCCATCCTGCACCGCCGCAAGTTCCGCCGCAAAAGACTGATTGATAACGCCATCCTTCAGCCCTTGTGCCAACACCGTAGCTGTTTCAACATCACTCTTCCCGGTCTTCCAATATGCCACTACATCCTTCATTGCCCTTATAATTTCCTTTGTTGCAATAAGATCATTCGACCGGGCTGCAAGATAGGGATAGGAAGTGGTTGCCAACGTCGACAAGTTCATCAACGCAGTTTTTGGGGCACCCCAAAGATACCACAAACTCGTCCAAGCCCTCAGAGCTTCGTACTCTCTTTGTGGCCGCATGACATAGTCGTAGTTCTTCGTCAAATACTCATGCAAACGTTCAAGCGGTTCACTGTTCCCGCCCACGTTTTTGATGGTTTTGACCATGGTTTTAATTTTGTTTAACTCCCGGCTTAATGGCCTTGAATACGCCATCTTCGAAATCAGATTACTCGTTCTCCACATGTAATCCGCATACGACATTCGCAGATCCTGTTCAGCCCCCGCTGTGGATTTCTTTTCCATCCCCAACATCTTGATATAGCTTCCCTCGCGGGTGACATCGTAATAGAGCTGTTCCCACAAATCTATTTGATCCGGAGTGAGGCTTAGCTTTTCTGGAAGAGCACGCAACAACTCCCTTGGCATGCTACGCATGACATACGGTTCATCTTCAACATAGGTTGTTGTAACCGCATAGTCACTTCCATACTTCGCCACAAGTTCCTTGTATTCCCGATTCCTTGCACCTTTGCGGCGGTGGCCAGAAAAGAAAACAGTTTCCCCGGCCTTTATCGTCTTTCCATCCACCACCATTTCTTTCTTTGTCCGAACCACATTGCTCCACTTTCCAAATCGTCGATCAGGAAAATATGGAGTTTCTCGAAGCTTTTTAAACTCAGCGTTAATCGCCCCCACCCGAATTGCTGCACTTATCGGGTTCTTCGCAAAGAAATCCTGCACACTCCTATGCGCAACCATTTCCATCTCACCCAGGGTTGTAAGAAAATCATTCTTAACCCCCATATACACCTGAACAGCTGCATTGGACAACCCCAATGCCTTCGCCTCATCATGAACTCGTTGCGTTGCCTTATGCAACCAAATCGTGCCAGGCTGTCCATTCAACACTACTGGAACCCGCTCCAACTCGGTCCAATGTGTCCCACCCGACACCTCCTTTTTGATCATCTGCATAACCCCCCGTGAGTCCTCCTTCGAGAGGTTATACCACTCCTTGATCCGTTGGTTCGGGCCCGACATCAACTGATTTTTCATGTTCGACATGCTTTGCATCAAACGTCGGTAATACTGCAATGGCTTAAGGTTCGGAAGCAACTTTGCGGTTTGGAGTAACTGAAGCGATCCGTGGAAGAATCCTTGCATTCGTTTGAAATACGTAGGAAGTTCTGGAACGTCATCAGTAACCCCAAGAGCCTTTACAGCGTCTCCGGCGTTGGCGGGATCTGCTCCGTCGCCTTCTTCAGATGGATCAGAAACTCGTCCAATGTCCGAGAATTCCTCAAGGCCACCCTCGCTTCCGAGAGCGCGTCTAAGTAACTCGGCTCTGCGCCTTGCCCGGTTCCCAATGATATCAAGGCGTCGAGCGCTGAGTCCAGTGCCTTTTTGGACGTTTTCTGCGAGAGCGTCAGTAGCAGGCTTGCTGTTTGGGGAGACGAGATATTCATGTAACACCTCCAAGATTGCCCAATTAGCTCGAACCCACTCTCGAATATCTTTCTTGAGTTGAACCAACTTGGGATTAACTGCTCCAGCCACGAGGAAATCCTCAAGCTGGGATTGAAACTTCGCACCGTGATTGCGTTGTGGCACATGCGCGAGTTCGTGCCAAAGTGTGATCCACAGAGTTTCAGTAACTCCGTCAATTCCATTGTCAATCTTCGCTGCTGGGTTTACAAAAATTACACGCAATGGAATCGTTGTGTTTAACCCATACCAAGCAGGGTCAAAACCAATACCAACTGAGAATCCTCGGTACTCCTCTGCCGATGCCCCTTGTTCCGTGTTTGCCAGGTGCTCACGCATAGTAAGACCAAATTCGCCAAGATCGTTCATGGCCTTAAAAAATTTCTTGCCAAAAAGACCTTCCATTTCTTGAGAGAGTGGGACCAACCCTTTCGGTTCCCCTAAGGAAATACCCGGCTCCACCAGCAAATTATCATGGTAAATCACCTGATTTGGCTTTAGCAGACTTGGATCAACACGGAACTGCGCCAAATCCGTTTTAATAGCCTTCAACTGCTCCTTTGTGTGCATCGGAACGGGTCTGTTATTAACAATCAACTCCCCATCCCGAACTTCGACCGAGTCATTAATCGTGGCTTCGAACAAAGTATTTAACGTTTCTTTTGGCACCGGCGGAGTTAGGCTAATTGACGGCTCCACATCCCCCGCAGGCGTTAAATACGAAACCGCCGAGTATTTTTTCCCCATCGTAACCAATTCGGATTTTCGATACAACTGATTCAAATATAGAATCAGTGTATTCATATCCTTTTGAGCATGGGCCGTGAAACTTTGCCGGTCCATCTGGAACGGGTAGGATGCGTGTTCTCCCGTTGTGTTCGGAACGATGTCGGCATAGAACTGCCGTTTAAGTGGTGTCCCCCACGGATTTGTTGGATCTTCCAGGAGAGTTGCAGGGAATTGGTAAATACCATTTGATAGCATTACCAAGTTTGAATATTTTGGATAGTTTCCTTCCTTTTTTTCAACGTAAACTCGTGCTATTCCCCAATTGAACTGCACGGTGAACAATTGCGAATACTCATTATAAGGAAAGTGTTTTCCAATTAGTACTTTCTCACCGTTATACGTGACCTCGATATTGTCAAAAAGTGGACTGTTTGCAAGCGGAGAGACAACTATCCAAGTCGTAGACGGAAAATCTACTTCTTCATCAGTCGCACTTTCCGTATTGAAATAAGTTTTCGGAAGAGTTACTGTAACCTTTGTCCCCGCTGGTTTTCCCGTTCTCTTCGCGACTATCGAAACCTTTGGCCCACCCTGTGAGGCTTGTAGAAGTGCAAGCCCCGTGGTTTTCATTGAACTTGTAACTCCATCCCGAGTAGTTTCAACCTCGAGATCTTTGTTACCATACAGAATCAACCCCTTTGCGAGTCCCAACGACCCACTTGCTCTCTTACCTTCCTTCTTCGAACCCGCAAGGGATACAAACGCCCCACCCAACGTTTCCTTCGACATTCCATGCCCATTGTCGGAAAACGTAATCTGACGTGTTTCTTCATTGAGCGTGATATCAATCTTCCCTTCCGACAGCCTCCCATCTGCGAGCATAGGTTTGATCGCGTCAAACGAATTCTGGAGGAATTCCTTGATTGTCACTGTCCCCATTTCTGCCGGGTCACCATAAAGCTTTGCACCGAGCAAAGCCATAAGGCGTTCCATGTCCGGCAAAGCAGAGGTGTAGTACGTCTCTTCCCCATCCCCAAGTTCCCCCTCAACCCCTTTGTCAATGCTGTAGTACTCAGGGTTAATTCTCTGCAACGCAGGATCAAGATCCCATTGATACCAGGTCGAAGGAGGTTTTTGCTGTTGCGAACCCAAAGTCGGGCCGGCCTCCTGACTTACCAGTTTTGCCCCAAATTCCTTTTGCACATGCGGAATGTAAATTTTTTCATAT